AGCGTTGCGGGCGAATCAACTACGTTCGCCTACCTGAGAATATCGGCACGGCAAAGGCCGTCAACATTGGGTGGACTCAGCGAAAGAAAGGGCAACACGCTATCAAGATGGATAACGATGTTGTCATCTACTCCGTAACGTGGGTGCAAGAAATGGCCGACCTCATTAACGAGGTGCCGACTATCGGTATACTCGGACTCAAGCGCATTGACCTACTGGAACGTCCAGACCACCCCGATCCATTTTATCGGTCAACAATCGCCACATCGCCATCGGGAGTCACCATCGAATACGTGAATCACGTAATGGGAACCTGTCAGATGTTCAACGGGGCACTACTTGACAAGATCGGCTACCTGTATCAGCCTCGAATGTACGGGTTCGATGACAGCCTGGCCGCTGTTCGCTCACAGGTCGCAGGCTACTCAAACGCTTTCATGCCTCACATCAGAATTGACCACATCGACACGGGCGCAACACATTATCAGGGGTGGAAGGAAAAGCACGCGGGCGAGGACATGGCCGAATACAACCGACTCAAAGACGCTTACCGTAACGGATCGCGTTCTATCTTTGAACCTTCAACATGGTAGTAATCACAGCAATCTATCAGCCGAACGATCAGACCCGCCAAATGGTGAAGTCGTTTGAGCGGCACGGTTACGAGGTGGCCGTACTGACCGACCCATTCAGAGGCAATGGTGATGCGATGAAACGCCTTTACGCCTGTTACAAGCGAGCCGTATCGGGCCACACTCACGCGATCTACTCCGATGGTGGCGACACGTTCTGCCAAAGGACGTTCGACTTTCCGTCCATTCTCACGTGGTCGGCTGAAAAGGCCTGCTACCCACATCCTGAAGTGGCGAAACGGTACAAGTACGGAAACGCTTTTAAGTCACCGTGGCGATACCTGAACAATGGCGGTTATGGTGGGCCACTCGATGCGCTGATTGAGTTTTTCGACCGCTACGGCCTGAACCGCCTGCCAAACGAGGCGAACGGTCAGGCAGAGGCGATGGAGGCATATCTAAAGGCCAAAGAGGACGGGCTGCCTATAAAGCTCGACACCCGATGCGACCTGTTCCAATGTATCGCCCATAGCGAACCGACTGACTTTAGCTTTAACGGGCAGCTACTCGTTAACAACGTGACGAAGACTACACCCGCCATCCTTCACGGAAACGGGCGCACAGACATGAATCACATTTACGAAAAATGGGCATGAGGGGCATCGCGATAATCGGGGCTGGCGGGTTCGGTCGTGAGGCATACTTTCATGCGTTGGGCCAACTTGTGAACTACGGCACGCAACGGGAGATAGCGTTCTTTTCCGATGCTCAGTACGCGGGCGGTGACGTGCGGTCAATAGCCGAGCTTGAGTCATATAAATTCGAGGCGGTCATTGCCATCGGTGATACTCAGGTCAGAAAAGAATTATCCGACCGCCTCGGATGGTGGCCGTGGAAAATGGACTTCTGCACGATCATGCACCCGTCCGCTCAGATACTCGACCGCGACACCGTGACAATCGGAAACGGCTCAATCATCTGTGCTGGAGCTGTCATTACCACCAACGTCAAGATCGGGCAACACGTACACGTCAACCTGAACGCTACCATCGGGCACGATTGCACCATCGGGAATTGCGTGACGATTGCCCCAGGCGTGAACATAAGCGGAAACGTGACCATTGGCGATCGGGTCAACATCGGCACGAACGCATCGATCAAAGAGAAAGTGAGCATTGCGCCCGATGTTGTTATAGGCATGGGCGCGGTGGTACTGAGCGACATAACCGAGGCGGGTACTTACGTTGGGGTACCCGCTAAAAGAGTGAAGTGACCATGCACCCGACACGAACATTCAAACACCCAGACGAACTTGCCGAAGCGTGGTCAAGGTATAAAGACCACCTCAAGGAAGCTGCTAAAGACTGGCCCGTAGTTCAGTACGTGGGACGTGATGGTGAACGGGTGGAGGATTACCCAAAACTACCCCTCACGATGGAGGGTTTTAATGTCTGGTGCTTTGATAATGGAGGCATGGTAAAGCAGTATTTTCTTAATAAGGACGGCCTATACGATGACTTTGTTACCATCTGTTCACATATACGCGAAGAGATAAGGGCCGATCAAATCACAGGCGGGCTACTTGGCAAGTACAACCCATCGATCACTCAGCGGTTGAATGGGCTGACAGATAAGCAAGAGATTGAGGTAAAAGCGGAACAGCCGCTATTCGGTGACAAGTGACTTCATCTATACTACTGCGATCCGAAAGCTGCGCGGGCTGACTGCGCGGAAAAAGGTCATTCAGGGCGGCACATCGGCATCAAAGACGTTTGGCATATTGGCCGTCCTCATAGACCATGCAGCGCGGCACCCGCGATCTGAGATAAGCGTTGTTAGCGAGTCGGTACCGCACTTGCGCAGGGGTGCGATTAAGGACTTCGCTAAGATCATGCAGTCAACTAACCGATGGCGCGAAGATGGGTGGAACCGAACGCTACTCACATACTCGTTCACAAACGGCAGCTACATTGAGTTTTTTAGTGCCGATCAGGAGGCAAGGTTGCGCGGGGCGAGGCGCGAAATCCTCTATATGAATGAAGCGAACAACATAGACTTTGACAGCTATTATCAGCTGGCAATCAGGACGAGTGGAGACATCTACATCGACTTCAACCCGACCGCTGAATTTTGGGCGCATACTGAGGTGCTGAATCAACCTGATGCGCAACACTTGATACTGACCTACCTCGACAATGAGGCATTGCCCGCAACCATACGGGCAGACATTGAGGCCGCCCGCGACCGTGCCGCGACCTCTGCATATTGGTCTAATTGGTGGCGCGTGTACGGCCTTGGCGAAGTCGGCTCATTGCAGGGCGTTGTGTTCAATAACTGGTCACAGGTTGACGAAGTGCCGCAATCGTTCAGGCGCAGGATCTATGGCCTCGATTGGGGTTTCTCAAACGACCAGACAGCGGTAGTGGAGGTCACTATTGCCAACGATACGGACGTGTATCTTCGGCAGGTCATGTACGAACGCGGGCTGATCAATACCGACATCGCGAACCGACTGCAATGGATGAAGGGCAGCGAGATAATAGCAGACTCAGCCGAACCGAAAAGCATTGAAGAACTGAGGCGGCACGGGTTCAGGATACGCCCAACGGTAAAAGGCCCCGACAGCGTTCGGGCAGGCATTGCGAAGATGCAGGGGCTGCGAATGTTCGTCACATCAGACAGCATCGACCTGATACGCGAACTAAGGTCATATTGCTGGCAGACGGATAAGGCGGGTGCGGCAACCAACGAACCCGAAGATGCGAACAATCACGCCATCGATGCCGCGCGGTACGCGATCATGGAAGTACTGAAAGCGAGATCAGGCACATACTCAATTCGATGAAGATAGGCTACGTTTCCGAAAGGGATGGCGGTGTTGACTACCACCGACTGATAAGACCGTTTGAACATTTGGCAGCGCAGGGCCATGAGGTAACGCGGTTTAACGCGATACCTTTGGCGAATGTTGACGCTGTTGCTGTTGATGTTGTGGTGTTCAATCGTTTCCTTGCGGGCGATGAGGCGGGGCAAGTGATACCCGCATTGAGGGCGCGGGGCGTAAAAGTGATATGCGATGTTGATGACTATTGGGTGTTACCATCATCGCACATCCTTTATCGCGAACACAAGAAAGTAGGGCCGAACATTGCCCGATCGGTTGAACAGGCTGATGCGGTATGGGTAACGCATGAGGCGTTGGCGCAGAGATGCAGGCCGCTCAATCCGAACGTATCCATTGTGCCCAACGCGATAGCCCTCCAAGATGAGCAATGGCAAGTCACACCGTTGCCCGAAGTGCGCACGATCGGCTACATAGCAGGCGCAACCCATCTACCTGATATGGCCCTAACCGTTGGCGCGTGGCGCGGATGGACTGGCAATCGGCTGTTGTGTGGGCTGAACGATAGCAACCGACAGGAGTTCACCGCGATGGCGGCAATGATGAGCGACCACGGGAAGCTGCCCTTTCAGGTAGGCACAGCGATGGACGTTTGGAACTACGGCAAATTCTACGACCACATATCGATTGCGGTCGCACCATTGGCGGATACAGCCTTCAATCGATGCAAATCGAATCTAAAGATACTTGAGGCGGGCGCAAAGGGTAGGCCGATATTCGTTCAGGCCATGCACCCATACTTTCCGTTCAAGTCTGATGGGGTAATTCACGTCACCGACTGGAAACGGGCAATCGCGCAGGCGGAGGCCATGAGTGCCGATGAGATTGCGCAACGTGGGGCGGCACTCAGGGCAGACATCGAACGCGATTGGTCAATGGATGGTGTGAATGTCAACCGCTTGCAATTACTTTTGGGCAATGGCTAAATCAGTAACCGTCCCCACATCATGGCAACAGGTCACGCTACGGCAGTACATGGCCTATTCAGACATGATGAGCGAAGATGCGCCCGACATTGACAAGGTTCATGCGGCCATCAGCATTTTCACGGGGGCAGACATTGACGAAATTAAAACGTGGTCGGTGGCCTCATTTCAGCACGTATGGCAGACCCTTCAATTCTTGCAGACTCCGATAGATGCCAAACGGCAGGAGACTCTGACGCTGAACGGGTCGAAGTATAGGGTGGTGTCAAGCCCGAAAGCGATGAGCTACGGGGCGTTCACGGGACTGATGCACTTCGTCAAGAACGAAAAAGACGCGGCAAAGAACCTGCACAATGCTTTCGCGTGCTGCCTCGTTGAGCGCGGTCGGTGGCCGTGGTCGGGGTATCACTACAATGCTGATGAGCATGAGGCTGTGGCGGAGGCCGTACTTGACTTGCCCGTGACCGTGGTCAAGCCGAACACTGATTTTTTTTTGTCCAACTACCTGCGCTATTCAAAGCGTATGCTGGTCTATTCGGCAGCACTGACACGGCTGTTGAGGATGTGGACAGGTTTCACGCAACGTATGGGTGGATGGATGTCGTGGACACGTTAGCGAATGGCGATAGTTCTAAGTGGGGCTACTACTTTAGCCTCACGGTTTTAGAGGTGTTCAACAGGTTAGCGTTTTACAAAGCCAAATCAACATGGCAGGCCCAGCAGTCGCAGAAGCGGTTAGGTTCTACGGTGGCTTAATAGTCAACCGCCTCGTTGATGGCTTGCAGCAAAGTGAGCAATCGGCATCGGGCAATCTAGAAGAGTCAATCGGGTTCACCATTTCAGACAACGGGGCTAACAGGCTGACCTTAGACATTGAACTGGCTGACTACTACAGGTTCGTTGACGAGGGTCGAAAGGCGGGCAAGTGGCCTCCACGGTCTAAGATATTCATTTGGCTTGCGATGCCTAACGTCCTTGATCGATTGGGCGTTCGTGGTCAGCTACCCATCAAAGAACATGAGTCGTTGGCATACTTAATCAGTCGCAAGATAGCCCGCGAAGGAACTAAGGGCAACCGCTTTTTTACGAACGTGGTCGAGAAATCGGGCATCATTGACGAAATGGCCGAGGCAATCGGCACGGCTGCGGTCGATGACTTCAGCGCAATGATTGACGCGCTCAATGATAAGCTGGCGGCAAAACGCACCTGAGAGGTATATACCTACATGCTGATAATTGAGCAACGCCCACCCGACTACTCGCCCGCCTACAATCAGCAGCCGTGGGTAGTCAGGGAAACAAACGTCACAGATGCCGACCTTGCCAACTGGCGGATGCAGATCAATGTATGGCGAGACGGCAGCCTGTCAGACCCGATCGCGGTAGTTAAGTATCGCTTTCGCGCAGGCACAGGCGGATGTGTTGTGTTCGACCCCTCGCGAATAGTTGACGTTGACCTGTCATATACTCACGGCCCGCGCGACTACACCCTTTCGCCTTGGATGCTGGCAGAGAATAGCATTACATCGTATCGGCTTGCGTTCACGTCTCAGTATTATAACGGCACCGCATGGGTAGTCAAGGATAGCATATTGCTGACCGACCCAATGAATTACGTTTTTAATGCGGTGTTCGACCCTGTGCCGTTCCTTTCGTACGATCAGGCCGACTACCTGCTAAACGCATCGGGCGTTGGGTGCCTTACCACGGCAGCGAACACTCAGACCATCGGCAGCAATGATAGCCTGTTTCTGCATTGCCTGACTGATACGGAAGACTCGCCCTATGATATGCGGGTGCGCACATACGACTACACGGGCGGGCTACTGAACACATACACATACGCGAATCCGTTCACTGATTGGGTCGGTTCGGTATCAATAGGCAGCACAATCATTCCATCGGTCATAAGCAAGCGCAGACGCACACGGGTGGCCGTTGGTACCCGCGACCTTGCCGCGATGAGTTCGCCCGTCTCGTTTATCGGGGCAGGCAGCTACACCGTGACGTTTCGTAATTCAGGCGGCTTCACCGTTGGGCAGACATACACCTTCAACATCTCAGACTGCGCGAAATACGAACGGGTGCGGCTGCATTGGCTCAATCCGTTGGGCGGGTTCGATGCCTACACGTTCACATTGAAGTCGGTTATTGAAGAGGATATTGAGCGGTCAACATTCGGTCGGCAACACAATATCCTCGCATCGCGGCCCGTGAGCTACGGATACACGACACAATCACGCGGCACGGTCGAATATGCCTCAGACGTACCCATGCGGTTAACGGTTAACAGCAACCACCTGACAGATGCGGATAGCGTATGGATGAAGACTCTGCACCGTTCGCCAGAGGTGTACCTTGAGCAATCAGACGGAACGTTTATAGCCATGAACATACTCAACAAGAAATACCGCACGATGCGCGGTGTTCAGGATGGGGTCATCTATGCGCAGTTTGATCTTTCGTACGCACTAAACGGACGAACACACCGTGGCTAATACCGAAGTACGTGTTGAGGGTCATTTGCTCGATGTTCAGTCGGGCATGGCCTTTTCATTCAATTATCAGGTGTCTGATGTTCGCAACCCCGAGACACGCGCGACTGAGTTCAGCAAGACCGTTCGATGTCCAGGCACCGTGAATAACAATGAGCTATTTGGTCATGTGTTCGATGTGGCCGTGAGCAACATAATAACATCGGGGCAGCCGAACATCAAAATAAACTTCAATCCGAATAAAAAGGCAGCCGTTCAGGTCTATGTTGACTCTGCCCCCGTGTTCGATGGGGTCATTCAGTTGCGCAAGGTGCTTATCCTGAATGAGCGGATAGACTACGAGGTTGTGTTCATCGGCAGGCTATCGAACATCTTTACTCGCATTGCCGACTATCAGATCAATGGCCGCTACATCACAAACGAACAGGATGTAGTGGCGGGGGCGTTGCCAGTCTACGCGCCATACATCGATTGCTCAGACCTCAATCACGCATATCAGAGGCAGACCATCATTGACACATGGACGGCACCGATAGGCGAGGGGGTCGTATACCCGATGATTGATTATGGCATCAATACGCTATACTATTCTGACGGGTATCGGGTCTATCATGTCGAGGATATGCGCCCAGCTATCTATGTTAAAGAGGTCATAAATAGAATCTTCGCCTACGCAAACAGCACCTACGAGAGTGCTTTCATGGACACGGCAGGCTTCAAGCGATTGATCGTGCCGCTGACAAGTGTGCCAATGATCGGAGACGATGAGCGAGAGCGCAATTCATTGCTCGTTGAAAAGGTCATCGATCAGAATCTGCACAACCGCACCCTACTTACAACAGGGCAGCCGTTCACATTCGGAAATCACTCGTGTTTTTTAGCGTTGGGTGGTGGCGGTGTTGTGCCTGCGAAGGTCTGCTTTGAGGTTGAGACGAATGACCCGTCTAACCAATACGTTATACTGGACACTCCAGGCAACTTAGTCAACGGCACGAACTTCAACCCAGCGGGGCCGCAATACGAGTATCAGATCTATCAGATGCACAGACGCGACAGATACTCCGCATCGGTGAAATTGATACTATGGTACAACAGCAACATCAACGGATCACTTGCACCTGCATCGGGGCTATATCAGCAACGCCTCGAAATAGTCCATTACCGTGCGGCTGATGGGTCATTGAACATTATAGGTTCAACTGATATTGAGTGGAACCTTACCGACATCTTTGCGGTTAGCTCAGTCGGCACAGGGCCTTTTCCGATCTTCGATCAGACCATAACGGTAGAGTCAGACGAGGTGGACACTTACGCGGGTGACGCGGTGTATGTTCACATTGCAGCCGATGGGCCTAATGGGTGGTCGCCTGATTATGATAACCCCGTCAACAGCAACACAGCGAGCTACATCGGCCATCAGATAGTTAGCGGATCGTTCACCGTCACCCCGTCAGTCAGTCAGCTACTTGAGGGCGGCACATACGAGGTCACTCAGAATCTTCCTGATGTGAGTATGAAGGACTTTCTCGTGTCGGTGCTGCGGATGTTCAATCTGCAAATGACCCCATCGCCCGACATACCAGACCACTACATCATTGAGACGTGGGATGAGTACTACGCGAACGGAACACGCAGAGACTGGACATATAAGATCGACCACAACAGCCCGATCGAACTGACCCCGATGGGGCTACTTGCCGCGCGGGAATATATGTTCAAGTATTCGGAGGATGGCGATTACTACAACAGCCGATACCAGAACACCCACGGGCGCACGTATGGCAGCAGGCGTTTTGAAATAGACAACGACTTCGTGCCAAAGCGCACCGAGGTAAGCATTGTTTTCAGCCCGACACCGCTTAACAATGATTACGGGTCGAATCGTATCATTCCGAAAATTTACGATGCCGACATCAGCGAAGGGGCGAAACCGACCGATGCGAACATTCGCATTTTGTACTATGCGGGCCTGTTGCCATCGTTACCCCGTTGGCGGTTCAGGTCGGGCTTTCCGCCCGCCACTAACCTTGACATCTATCAGGACGAGTACCCATACGCGGGCCACCTCAATAACCCGTACGCACCGACCTTTGACCTCAATTGGGGGATACCGTTTGAATTATACTATTCTGTCAGCGCATTGGTCGGTCAGCTGTTCTACACAAATAGCAATCTGTTCAATGAATACCACTTGCGGCAATATCGCGAGATCGTTGACAAGGACAGCAAGTTGATGACCGCGTTTTTCAAGTTGACCCCGCTCGACATTATCAAGCTCGACTTCAGAGACACCATCGAGATAGATGGGGTGTATTGGAGGTTGAACCGTGTAATGGACTACAACCCATTTAGCGATGAGCTGACGAAGGTTGAACTGCTCAAGATTCTCGACCTCGACCCATTCAAAAAAATAGAGTTCTCATTGGTAAAGGGCCGTGAGCGAAGGATGGGCGGTTCACTCGCTGAGATCGAACAGGGGCCATCATCGCCTGATCCAATCCGCCAGCGGTCGGGCAACATCGCCCCTGAATTTCAGGGCACCGTAAAAGGCACGGGCAACACCATACACGGCACGGCTGTCGGGTTCAATGTCACAGGTAACCGCAACACCATAGGGGCTGGCACTCAGAATGTGACCATTGTCGGCAATGAGAACACCGTGGCCGATGGACTTAACAACGTGACCATCCTATCCACAACAGGCTACACGGCAACGAAGTCAAATGTCACCGTCATCAATGGCGGGGAGGTTGCGCTGTTCGGTGGGGTCATTGAAGGCGGTGAGGATGAGGTTAGGTCATTGAGTGCGGCAACCCCGATCTTTGTCATCGATGGCGGAGAGGATACCGTTACCAACTTGTACGCAGATTACCATAACGATTTGAACTAATGGCCGACCAAGATTCACGCATAAGGATTAAGCGCAGCACGACCACAGGCGAAGTGCCAACGGTCGCGCCATCTACCGACCACACGGACGGCACATGGGATGCCCTCGATGTGTACGTGGGCGAGTTGTTCCTGAATACGGTTGATGATCGTATGTGGGTCAGGACTGATAATGGCATAATTGATGTTAATGCCTTGCGCTACGTCCGTCTTGAAATACCGTCTGCTGAAATTCTGAATATGTACGCCACCCCAAAGCAATTTGGGCTGACCGTTCCGAGTGGCTATGCAGCTGTTCCTGTGGGCGATATCTACATGGGTGCGACATACGCGGGTGTTGCCTACGCAACGAACACAAGTCTACGCATCAGGTCGGTGGGCGGGTCGAACAACTTCGTGAGCGCGGTAAATGCACTGGCGTTTAGTGCCGATGTGTTTATCCCGCTGACTGCAAATGCCGTGTCAAGCGGTAAGGCCGTGATTAGCGGGGCCGATTGGGAAGTCTATGTGCCAGCTGGCGCACCGACAGCAGGGACATCAGACATTGTGATTTACGCGGGCTATCGCTTAGTTAAGCTGTGACATGGCAGACGTTAACAAGGAGATAGGTCTACGGATCAACATCGAAACCGCGCCAACGAACGCGGCTGATACCATCAACGCGAAGGTTGAGAAGATAGGCACGTCTGCGCAGACCGCAGGCAAGAAAGCCAAGGCCGCGACCTCCGAAATGGCCGCAGGGTTCAAATCGGTTGAGGCTCAGGCTTCGGCATTGCCAGGCCCCATCGGTCAGGTTGCCAACGCGCTCGGATCAGTTCGCGAAGGCGTGTCAGCATTTGGCGGATCGCTCAAGTCATTGCGCGGGGCCATCGCATCAACAGGTATCCTTGCGCTGGCCGTTGCCCTTGCCTCGTTGTACGCATATTTCACCGAATCAGAAAAAGGTGCGCAGCAGTTCAGGGTGGCACTCGGCTACCTAAAAGGGGCATTTGAAGCCATCGTTAACGTGGGAGAAAAGATAGGCGAAACCCTCGTCAATGCTTTCCGCAACCCACTGCAAGCCTTAAAGGATTTAGGCAACGGCATAATGTCTTTTCTCACTAACCCGACTAAGGCAATCGGAGACATAGGCAGAGCTATCGCAGACATAGGTAAAGAGGCCCGCGAATCGGCCAACGCTTTTGCGGAGGTGGCGCGGCAACTGAACGCGCTAAAGGTCGCTGAACGGGAATTGAATGTTGAGCGGGCAATGGCGAACAAGACCATCGCGGAGGCCCGACTCATTGCCGATGACATCAACCGTTCTGTTGACGAACGCATCAAGGCGATCAGAAAAGCAGGGGCGGTAGAGTCTGAGGTGGCAGCCGAGGAGATGCGCATTGCCGAGGCTCGTCTCGCAGTCATTGAACAACGGCTAAAGGTTGAAGGTCGCGAAGAGTCAATCTTGGACGAACAGGCACAGGCCCGCGCCCGCATTTACGAGCTTGAGCGCGAAAACATAATGAGGCGCAAGCGTTTGCAGACTGAGGAGATCAGTCTACTTCGCGAGGCCGCTGCATCGAAAAAGGCAAGCGATGAGGCAGAGGCTGAACGGTTGAAAGCCCTCGCAGCCGAACGTGAGAAGCTATGGGCAGACGAACAGGCCAGATACAAGGCCCACCTGACCACACTGTCAGACCTCAAGGTGGAGAACATCGAAAGCGAAGAGGAGCGGGAACGTCAGGCCGAGATACTTGCCTTTGAGCGAAAGATTGCCGTTATTCAGGGGCAGGGCGAAATGGAGATGGCTATCCGCGAACAGATGCAGATAGCACTTCATAACAAGCTGCAAGCGATTGACACGAAGTACAGGGCACAGGAAAAGGCCGCTACCGACTTAGCCGCAAAACAGGAGATAGCGACCGCTCAAATGGTGGCGCAGGCGAAGTGGTCAGCGGCACAGCAGTCGGGCAATGCACTCATAGGCATTGGTAAGATAGTCACCGCTGCAATGGCCGACAATGCGGAGGTGGCGAAAGGTATCGCGACCGCTGAAGTGTGGATCAACGCAGCAACGGCAACGGCCTCCGCCATATCGAAAGCGGTTCAATCTTCGGTCACGCCTTATGACATGATCGCCAACATTGCTGTTGCGGTCGGCACGGTGGCGGGCGCGATCGCATCAACGATTGAAATTCTTAACAAGGCCGACATTCCAGGCGGAGGTGGTGGCGCAGCGATAGGTAATATGCCGTCATTCACGGCATCGGCACCACAAGGCGCAGCAGTCAGCACCAACGTCACAGGACTCGTCAACACGCAACAGGCCGAGCTTCAACCGATTCAGGCGTTTGTGGTTGAGACGGCCATGACAGGAACTCAAAGCAACATCGAACAGATTTACGGACAGGCTACCTTTGGCCTTGGCGGATAACATCAGACACCATGAGAGAATTACCCATTATCAAGCTGACCATCGACCCGAACGACACCGAAACGGGGGTTGAGGTTGTGGCCCTTGTTGACAGCCCAGCGATTCAAATGAACTGGCAAGCGTTTCACGGTCAAGCACCGCGCCAAACATTTGCCGTTCAGGATGAAGAAAAACGGATCGTATCGGGGCCGCTAATGGTGGCCGACCTTCCGATTTACAGGCGCGATGAGGACGGGCGGGAGTACTACGTGGTATTCGATGCGGACACTATTCGGGCCATCGTTTACAAATACTTCAAGAATGGCCGAAATACGGGCGCGAACCTGATGCACGAAACATCGGTCGAAGGGGTCTATCAATTTGAGTCATGGATCACATCGGAATCTAAGCCCGTTCCTCAAGGGTTTGATCCGTTGCCAGAGGGTTCATGGTTCGGCTCGTTCAAGGTTGACAATGATGGGGTGTGGGCCACCATTAAGGA